GAACCGCTCTTGCTCTCCAGTGATTCCTCTGTGAATTTCATTTCATAACCCATTATTTGCCTCCTTTAATTAGTGCGTATATTTTCTTTAGACTTGGCTCAATAACCATTGGAGGTAGGTTGAACCTATTCTTAGTTACGAACCTATCAGATGATTCTACTAGCAGCACACGCTGAGGAGTTCCGTCCTCTTGCTTCTGTGCAGTTAGATAACCAATGATGTCCGGGATTCCTGGTAGGTCCTTCTTGGAGCCACCTGGGATGTTAGGAACGGTCTTGACCGCCCCAGTGTTTTCATCCTTCTGGTCCTCGGCATGAGTCAGAATGATGGAGGTGAAAGGTGCAGCGTGTAGAGTCCTAACTAGGTGATTTGCCCATACTTTTAGGTCACCCCATTTGCCGAACTTGTTGTTTTGATTCTCTGGTCGTTCGGCAAATACCTTTTCAGCTCTGTCCATTGCGACACCCAGTGTGTCGATAATTACAGTCTTGTACTTATGCTTGAGGTTGATAAGGTCGTTCATAACCGCGTCAAGTTTCTGATGGTTATCGACCTCTATAACATCCACGTCCTTGAAGTCTCTAGCGATAGCAGATGCTCCGCCTTCAACATCAATTAGCAGCACAGGGGTAAGCTCAGCAACCTGAGCAGCGGAAGCCGCAAGCCATGTCTTACCACGGCCAGCGTCTCCATAGATTAGTATTGTCTTTGGTGCATTTAGTACTTCTGCTTTATGAACGTGCTTAGCAAAAGATAGTTCTGGGAATTCTGTAGCGCCCATTATTATTGCCTCCTTATAGGTTATAAATTATACCAGACCGTTTACTGAGCAGGTGTAACACTCAGGATGGCTTGGGTAGTTCGCGGGATGCTCTCCGTCTTGAAGCTCAACCCAGATTGCAACTAATCTATTCCATAATGCTACTGCAATATCTTCGTCATAATCATATGTATACTCCATTACATCAATGTCACTTGTTCCATCTCTGTTGATAAAAACCAGAGATATACTATCAATGCTTGTGCCTGATTTGTTCACACCCCAAGCATACAACTGGCTTTGGCCGATGTACTTTTGCATCGTGTAAGTAGTGCCAGCATCTCGGCTCTCACCATCAATCCACTTCTGAATCTTTTTGGCTTTCGGCCTTGAGGTTGTCTTCCAGTCTATGAGGTGACCGGCTCCCGGAAGCGTCAGGTCGGGCTTGGAGCCTACTGTTCCATATCCCTCCAACTCTCCAAGCACTATCTTCTGCTCTACTATGGCATCCTGTAGCTCCTTCTCTTTTGATTTTGGTACTTCAATTTCTATTGCTCCGTGTATCGCTGTTCCTATTTTGCCACCCATCCAGTACTTACCTTGCGGTTGCTTAATACCAGACAGGTCACTAGCTAGACACCTAGTGCATGGATTGGAAATCTGTGATGCTCCAACCTTGCGCTGTTTATCTCTGTCGGTTTCATTGTTCAATAAACCAAGTGCTAATGTCTTCACCCTCGAACCACTCAGGCCCATGCTTGTACCTCCCATGCGTAAAGTTAATGCCTCCCCAGATACCATACTGTTGTTCACTGGCAACTGCAAAGTCGTAACATTCTTTTAGTAACGGACATCCGTAACAAGCCAGCTCTGCATTACCATCGCTTACCTGTTCGGGATTATCAAAGGTCTCCATATCTTTGCGACATGGCACCTCGGTAGTTGTCAGCTTTTTCTGTAAGTCATTATACAGTATTTCTGACTTCTTGTCAAGCAACGCCGTTTCTGGTATCTCCATAATGGGTTCTTGAATTAGCTTCTGTTTAGTCTTGCCAGCCTTCTTGTTCTCTTGGTATTTCTTTCTGGCATACTGCCTCCTGCACTCTCGGCAAACCCTCGTCTTATCATAGGGTCTGATGAAAGTATTCTCTTCTGTAAACTCATGGCCCTTGGAACAATGCGTTCCTTTAGCCCGCTTCCGGCCCCAAGGATTGGTGCTGTCTGCTTCTTCCCATACGTATTCTGCCATTTAGTAATCCTCATCCATGTCGTGTGGTTGTAACCTAATGTTAACCTTGCCGCCACTATTGTCGCTACCAAACCCCAGGAAACTGCCAAACATAGCTGAAAGGAATACTGCTCCCTGAACAAGGCCCCCGACCATGACTGGAACAATCAAGAAGCTCAATAAAATCCAAGCAATCACACCTTCTAAAAATTCGTTACTCATTAGTCCTCCTTCAGGCTTGCCCGTAGGTCAAGCTCTCGTTGCAGCAGAGTGCCAAGCTGTCCCTCATCGTATGTATCTCGTGCTAAGATGTCATAAACCTGCACCATCTCTTGCTGGCCACGTCTCCTAACGCGGTCAAGCACCTGCTGGTTTAGAATATTGCTGTCGCTGTGAGATAGCCACACAATAGTACTGCAAGCGTTCTGCAATCCGTCAGTCCCTTCGGCTATAGCGGATATAACCGCTACAATGTATTTCACATTGCCGTGTATAAACTCTTCCTTGGTTTCGTCACGTTTTTTCTGACTCGGCTTCCCACTCCACTCGAAAGCCATACCCTCTCCGAACTTGATGTTCAGTCTCTCTGCTACTATCTTAGCATACTTTTGGCTATCTGTCAAGATGAGCATCTTCTCTTGTCCGTTGTCTTCTATAATTTCAAGCAACGCCTTGTACTTTGTAGAAACTGCATCATGAGCAAAGTAAACTGAATCGTTTTCATCTATGCTCGGCACTGCTAATGTCATCTGGCGTAACCTAATCCTGGCTGCAATCGGAACCTCAGCAACCAAAGGATTGTCCTGCAGGAATACTACTAAGTCCTTCTGAAACTTCTCATAAATCTTACGCTGGCTAGGCATCAGGTCAACATACCTATTCTCTGTAACCATTTCAATGTTATAGTCTGGTTCTAGTCTGACATAACAAGGCAAGGTATTAGCGAATGCGCCAGAAATTTTCTCACCTGAAATTTCAACACCTGAAAAAGGATTGTAAGCGGTGACTGCCCATCGCTCTACCCACTTCCAAAATGAGCGTGGCACAATCTTGTCATCAGGCCATAGGAATCTAGTAACTGCCCAAAAGCCTTCAAACCTGTTGCCAAAGGGAGTCCCTGACATAGACATCTTATAGTTGGCCCTGAGTGTCTTGGCTACCTTGAATCCCTTGCTTGCCCTGTTCTGCATAAAGTGGCATTCATCTATCAATGCTATGTCTGGCACAATCTTAGCCCAGTCCTTAGTCCTAAAGTATTCACGACCAATAAAGTACCAGCCTTCAGTTCCTGTTTCCAGGTCTAGCATTGCCTGCTTGCCATTCTTGCTTGAGTCTATCTTCAGCAAGCCGTCGGTGCTGTACTCCGTCTGCCTTTGAATGGTGTCGTACCAGCCCCAGAATGTATTCAGCGGTGCAACTATGAGCACAGTCTTAGCATCCATCCTAATCGCAACCTCGGTTGCCATAAGAGTCTTGCCGGTTCCCATAAGGCTGGCGTTCAGCGCAGACTTACTAGGCTCAGCAATCATCTTGGCTATAGCAATCTCTTGCTTAGGGTCAGGAGTTAGCTTTGATAGTGTTGGTCTCATTGTTGTCCTCCCATAATTCTAAATTCATAAGTTTCTCCTGCTATTTTTTCGACCATGTAAACGTTGAAACCATTATCTATCACAAAGTGGTCATCGGATTCTGTGTAAAAAAGCACAGGGTCAATCGAATCTGTTTGAATGCCGTCTTTATTGAACACTACAAATTCTGTTACTTCGTTAGTCATTTTGCACAACCGTAAGTGCTGCACTCAGGGAATTGTCTCTTGCTTTGTCATCTTGCTCCTCCGTTTTTATCTCCTCTAAGTAAAAAATCAGGTCGTCTAAAGGAACGACCCTTACACCATCATGCTCGATTGACAGCTCATTACAGACATCCATGAAGTCCGCCCGTTCTTCCTTAGTCATCCTGTCCCTCCCCGAAAGCATATTCAACCCATGTGCCGTGGCTTAGCCATGCAAAATAAGCCGGGCTGTTGTAGAGCGAAATCCAAGCATCTTCCTCCGCCTTTATGAGTTTGCGTTGTTGTCCTATTCTGGTTGAATTTAGAAGTAAGGTTTGTGCCTTGTCGTATGCCTTGTGTTCAGGCGTTGCTGCCATCTTTTCCCATAGCTCTTGCTTAGTCATTTTGTGGCTCCATTTTGTTTGGCTTTTTTCCAACTGTTCGGGATTTCCGAATGGTTGCTCAGTCATCTTTCGCCTCTTCATAGGTGGCTTCAAAAATCTCAGGCTTACAAGGATAAAATTCGTCCTTGACACCCTTGATTATCCAGTCCATTGGGCTTACCAACATTTCCCCTTCTAGAGTTGAAATAAACAGCCCGCCTACATCGTAATAAGCATGTTGGCCATAGCTTCTTATCCATTCATAGATTCCTTTAGCTTCAAGGATTGTTCCGTCAAACTGCATGGCCTCGATTACCACTGGTAGCTTTCGGTAGTTCTTTACTTCAGTCATTTCTGTCCTCTGCTGCGATTCTCTGTCCATGCAAAAAAAGCTTCTCGCACTGCTATTGCCTGTGAGGTACCTCGGTTTGCAAGGCTTTCTGCATCCAAGGCTTCTTGGTAAGCTTTAAAAAGTTTTATCTCGGTAATATTTTGCTCATCCGTAATTGACTCCATTTGTAATTCTACCTGACGCTCATGTTCTCTTTGAACATCGTTAGGCTCGAAGTAGTAAGCCGCCGAAGTTCCATCTTCAAAACGAATACCATTCATGTGCAGCCAAGTGGACCTGACCTCTATGCCCTGCTCGCTCTCGGCAGGGCTATAACTATCTCTAATGTTTG